TGCCATAACTTTTTATTTTTATTTATCTGGTGTGTTGTTCTTCAAGAGTTTCTGTAACTCAGCTGTAGAACCAACAAACAATGCGTTATTTACAGTGGTTGGACCTTTACTTTCTTTCTCTTCCTGAACATCTTTCAACTTCTGTTGGAGTGTTAGGAGTTTATCTGTGGCATCTGCCACATTCTTAATCAACTGACCTGCGACTTCATACGCACGAGGCATCTCACTCTCTTGAGCCAGTTCAAGGATACCATCGATGGCTTCCTGCCCTTTCTCAATGATTGAATAGAGATTACCCCTGGTGTATTCGTAATCTCTCTTGATATCCTCTGAACCGGATTTGATTTTTTCAATCTTCTTTTCCGTTACTTCTACTTCTGTTGGCTCAACGTCAAAAGCTTCATCAAGTTTCTCATACTTAGTCATGGATTACCTCAAAAAACATTACCGTCAAATCCGAAGTCATCTCCGAATTCAATCAACTTATTATCTTCCTTGGTGATACTATAAACATCTGTACCAAGAACATGAATAGAAGCCTTGGTATTATCCTGACCTCTCTTAACTCTCATGCTGTCACCAACAACCTTTTCAACGAACATCTCTTCAGTACCAACATAAACATAAGTATTCTCAGTAACACCACCAGGATTTGTGATCTTGATATTTGTTTGTGAGATATCAACATCCTCATCCAAGTTACTAATCAAACTATTGTTGTAGTCTTTAGTAGCTCTTGGTGTGACCTGATATGTAAGGTCTCTTGTTGCAACTCCACCACCCTTGGAACCAGCAAGATAACCAACGGTAACCTTTCTGATAATGTCTCCTGAAACGTCAGCAATAGGACCAAACAGATAGGTCTTAGCTGTGAATTGAAGTGTGTATACTAGAGCTCTTCGAGTTTCAAAGTTACCCTCATAATCATCATCCATACTCACACTATCAAGGACAACGGGAACATCCCTAATCTCATTCAAATTACCAAGAAACTTGATTGAGAGATTGTATTGTGGTTGGAAGTATGGAAGAATTTGTTCGACGATTTGTAACATATCATCGTTCAGTTTAGTATAGACAGAGAGTTCAAATCCCATATTATAGGGAACAGGAGAATACACTCTCTTAATTTCACTACCGTCAGGTGTTGTAGTTACAAATGTTTGATTCTTTGTTGTTTTCCTTGAAGGATCATAAGTGAGTGATGTAAACTCAAATGACATTCGAGGAAGAGTAATCTGAGTAGGACGATTCAGATTAGCTTCTTGTTGCATACGAGCAAGAAACTTTTGAGTAGGTCCATATGCAATAGGAACCTGAATCACACTCACGGCTTGGTCTGAGTCGTTCTGGTGTTGAACTTCTATACCGTTGAAGAGTGATCCAAACCCAATAATTGTGGATCTAAGGATCTCATTATAGAAATACTCAAACATCGTCCTGTAGTTTAGATATACTACTATTTAACAAGATAATATTTAAGGATCCCCAAAAGGATTACTATCAGTGAAATCAAGTATCTTATTTGCTTCTGTTTGAATATTATCATTGTCTGCGAATGGTGTAACTAAGTCATCAACAATCTGTGATCTGAGTGCATAACAAGCACCGGACTCTTGTCCAATAACAAGTTCATTTCCTGAGAATGTTCCGTCAACAACTTTGATAGTAAGTTCAAGACTTGTTTCATCCCAAGAGTTAACCCTAGCTGTGGTTCCTGATGTTCCACCAGTAACAACTTCATTGAAGATGAAAGTTCCAACACCAACAGTAGCTCCAAGTCCAACAGGATTGTCAATAGTTACACTAGTGATAGTTGTAACTCCTGTAAGATTGTAGTTTTCACCACCATATCTGATGTAACCTGCGGTAACAACACCAGCATTATTGATAACACCATAACCAAATCCAGTACTAACACCAGTAGTATTTCCACCACCAACGACAAAGGTAAAGTTTGGACTTGTAGTATATCCTGAACCACCACCTGTAATAGTTACAAACTGGATAGAACCATTGGTTGAGATACCACTAGTTGCTGTGGCACTATTACCATCATCATTTCCAGACGGAGTGATACTCACCATTGGATTAACAGTGTATCCACAACCAGCATTTACTAGGTCGATAGCATCAATCATACCACCATACATTCCATCACACTGAATAAACTCATTGGTGATAGATGCAATACCAACTGTTGTCGTTCCTGGTGAGGAAGATATCCCAATTTCTGGTCTATATGAGTATTTTTTACCCATATTTGACACACTAATGAGATTTACAGCACCCAAAGTACAAATTCCAGCAGTTGCAGTAGCTGTAACAGCCGCTCCAATCATGTTTAGGGTCTGAATATATCCAAAATCGACCAAATTGTCATCAATTTTGTCAACTCCAGTGTCTACAACCTCATCCTCATAACGGAATAGTTCACAAGTAAGAGTATAGACGTAGTTTTTCTTTAATTGGTAGAAAGGTTGCTCATGTTCTACGAATTTTATCTCAAAAATACGGTCTCCAAGAGGAAAATAGATCAAATCTCCCTCTTTTGGACGTGAAGAGAGCTCAATATTTGGTAAATTTTCAATTAAAGGAGAAATATAGTTCTCATATCTCTCTCTAGAGATGATTAATGTACAATCATCCTTATCTTCGATACCAAATCGAGATAAAATTGTCCCCTGACCACCAAATCCTTCATAAGAATCTAGATATGCTTCTAAGGGATAGGCAGAATCGAACTTAGATTCGATAACTTCCTTAATTATTGTGTTAGTTGTGACGTATTTACGAGGCAAATAGTAACACTCGATACCATACATCCTCAACTGTTCGTTGATAAGACTTTGTACAAGACCTTGTTCCGACTTTGTGCCGTTTAAAAAGAAAGGATTAAGTGCCATATTGATTAACCAATCATATCCATAGGAGGCATTTCATAATTAAATGTCATTCTCTCACGAATTGTCTCTAATTCTTTTTCAGCATCATCATAAATTTGTCTACCATTGAACTCAATACCACCAGGTAGTTTCACACCTTGGAACTTGATTAGGTTCATACCCCACTGTCTCTTAATGAGTGAAGTTAGATATGGTTTTAGGAAAGAGTCATTCCAAAGTCTTGAATAATCTTCTCCATCAAGTCCTCTGTAACACTCAATAATCAAGAACTCGTCTACTTGTAGGTTGTTCCAGTCAACATCTAGATACATCCTGTCAGATCTTTGATTGAATCTAATCTGTTTATGAGTATTGAGAAGAAAGTTCATTGTCTCCAAATAACTCATAGTCATCGAATATGACAACATATCAAATCCAGCACCACCCCATAGGTTGACACCACTCAACATATACTGATATTTTACATTGAAGATTCCAGATCCAGCTGCGGTGGAGTTGAATTGGAATACTTTATTGACTCCAATAATATTAGAAGGAACTTGTAGGTAGTTACTATTCTCATAGTATGTAAATGTTGTAGCAGTTCCAACAATACTAGTGGTTGCACTAGTAGAAGCAATTCCTACCGATGAATCACCTGGTCTTCCTTTTCCTCTATCAATATCATCTTGTGTTATTTGATACTTTAGATATACTTTCTCTACACCATCAAAGTGTCTTTCTTGAAAGTATTGAATAGCATCATCAACTAAGTCATCAATCTGTTCGTCAGCAACATTGACTTCCAATACAGGAGCACCAAGTTGTCTAAGACAATAGTCAACTAATTCTTGTCTATTGGTAGGTTGAGCCATTATTTAAACAACTTTTTTTTCTATTTATGAGATTTGTGGAAACTTCAAATTGAATGAAACGACCTTTCGAGTCACTTCATGTTTATGTTGAGTGACACCATGTAACATATATGAGGGAAAAAATAATATCTCCCCTCTCTCATATTCAATCATAACAGAGTCGTAACTGTAATTGTTTTTCCAAAATTCAGTGATTTCAGAATTATGTCGATCAGAGAAAAAAAACTCAGAGACCCCCTCCTTCCAGTCAGTTAAAAATAAAACACCAGACAAGTCAGTACCACAATGAGAATGTATTTCTTGATAGGAACCTTTGTCGTAAAAACATCTCCAAATATCTTCTATTTCTATTTTTTCTGCTTGCTTAAACTTAAAGATGTTGAAAAAATCTCTGATTGATGGTTTCAAAAGATTTAAAACCTCATCGGTCTTCTCCAATCTTTCTTTCTCAACATTACAGTTTTTACCCCAGAGGAATTTTTGATCAGAACTCTTCTCGGGATCATCAAAATAATCTAATAACTCTGTATAATTTTCAGGAAAAAACTTGGAATAAAAATAATTACAAAATAGAGCCTCACGCATCACCAGGTATTTTTTTTTTTATTTATCTACTAGTTGTACCAGTAGATTTTTAATGTCTGAGAGATCACCTTTGATCTCTTCCACTGTAGTTTCTAAGTTATCAATTCTCTGTTTATCAGTAAGAAGTTTCTCCCTGTTTGCAACATAGGCTTGATACCCTACACTATCTGTATTCACGATGGCCGTTGAAGAACCATCGCGATACAGATTTCTATGATCTTTGACCGGAATCTTACTCATTATGCTAGTGAAATCGCTCTGAAGTTTC